GCTGTATCGTCGTCTGGTGTGTTGAAAATTGATACCAGTCTGTCCTCAGAATCAATCAATATAGGTTGATTCGCTGGCCCCCAACGAAAATTACCTGCAACTGCGCCAACTGTTGTAGAAACAGCAGGTACAACTGTAGTAAGGTCAATTTCGCTGACGTTTACTCCTGGACTTACTTGAAATGCCATTGTTTATCTCCTTCTCATTAAAGAGTTTTTTATTTCATTCAATTACACAATATTTATAAAAATACGGTTTTAGTATGGGTCATGATTCCCTGTGTTAATATATTCCTGAATATCAAATGGTCTATCAAGAGGCACATCGATGATACCTTCTTCTGGTGCACCATCGTCATAAAATCCAAAAGGTGTTAATTCTTCCATCATTTGTTTTTCAGTTTTTTCTCTCAATTTAAACAAAGTGTTTATATCTGTGATTTCTTTAAAGTATGATTGATCCGAGAGCCACGCAAATAAAACGAGACACATTACTAGATCATCGTGGCAACCAGATTCTGCCTCATATGAATTAAGTTTTCTACTGAAAGTTGAAAGTTCGTTTATCGTATTAAAGTCATTAATTATCAGTTGTTCCTGTTCGATTAATAACTTTAAGATAGAACATCCTACAGACTTTACAGTCTTAGTTGTTCTTATTCCTTTGTCTATTCCTCTACCAAATCCTCCTGAGATACGTTTTCCTGATCTTCCTGCACTTTCAGTGAACAAAACGTTTTCATACTCAAAATCTGAGTGCAGCATTTCGCCAACTTGTTCTCCAATATCATTTACTTCAACTAGAACAAACGCATCATTATAAGATTTGCATGTTCTATATATGATTTCAGCATATTCTGAAGGGGTTACAAAGTTGTCTTTATAGACACAAACTTGTTTATATGGCATACTAGTTACATCAATAATTTGAAAGGCTGAATAGTCTAAACCTTTACCTCTTGATACATCCACCACACAGCTGTACACATTACCCTTTTCTGGATCAGCATATAGAGATATTCCATGAGCTTCTCTAATAGGAGTTTTTGTCACCATGGCTTTGAGACGAGACCCATCAATAAGTGTTCCGCTTGAACCTAAAAATTCACATTCGAATTCTTGTGCAAATTTTTGATAGTCGAAGTCCATCGCTGCTAATGTTTCTCTTTTCCATTCATCATCTCTTCCTGGAACTTTATACCATGGAACTTCAACGTATTCATATCCATTGGTTCCTTCACGTGCACCCTCACAAGTTTTGTAGAAATGATTTAAACCATTAGGAGTGGAAGTAAAAAGAATTTTGGTAGTTTTACCTGATGAGATAGTAGGAAAAACAGAAGCAAAAAACTCATCCCAATTTTCAACAAAAGCCGTTTCATCGATATACAGTAGAGAGATAGATTTACCACGAATAGCACTTGATGATGTTGCCGCCGCTATAATCTTACATCCGTTCTCAAATTCTACTGATCCCTTGTTCCACTCAACAACACCCTGTTGCATCCACTTTGGTAATGCCTCATATGCAATTTTTATTCTATCTAAAATTTCTCTTGCAGCCTCACCCTTGTTGGCCAGTAAAGCAACTGTTTTATGGTCGTTGAATAAAACGTAATGTAAAATTATAGCGACAGCTGTAGTAGTTTTACCAGCTTGTCGAGATGTACAAACTGCAACCTGTCGACTACCATTCATCTTTTCAATAATTTCTTTTTGATAATCATAAACTTTAAGGGATATCAAACCATGATCAACGTGAACTATTTTGATATATTTTTCTACGAAATACAAATTATCTTCTGAGCACTTGACATACTCTTCAAGCATGTCAGGCGACCATTGTATTTCAATTCCCTTACGTTTTAGGTTGGCATTACCATTATAAGTCTGCGTTGCCATCTTTACCTTTCAACATCTTTAGTACATCAGATGTGCTACCAACAAATAAATTATTATTTACAGTTTCAGGATTGATTTGGTCTTGTGTTAGATCTTTTACTTTTTTCTGTATGTCTAATAAATCTTTGTTGGCATCAACTAGAGTTTTTGTTAGTTGACCAACAACTTCAAATGCTCGAGGGTGATCGCTCTGTTTAGCTATTTCTAATAAATAATCTAAAGCTTCAGACCCCTTTCCTATTACTGAATGGATGTTATCTCTTGCGAACTGATAATCAGTTTGAACATCATCCCCTTGATCTTTTGGGATAGCAATTTCGGGCTTTTCATCTTCTACTAATTCAGATTCTATTTCGAATAACTGATTTAAATTATCTGTCACATTATTTTTCATTTCAATATCCTGTATTAGCTGCAACAATTGGCATGTATATAGAAGTGTTACCAGTAGCAACGGTGATCGTCCCATGTGATTGGTTATTAGATTCAGACCAATAGTAATAATTTCCTGGATCTTTTGGAGCAAATATTAGATATTCTCCACTTGAAGTATCTTGATTAATAACAAGTTGCGAGTTTGATATTGCAGTGTTTGGGGTGTGATCGACGTTATTTGACACATAGACATTAGAAACGGCATCTGCATATAGATATAGAATTGAATCGCAAGAAGTCATATTAATAGTCGGGAATATTCCCTGCACATTAAATGTGTTTGCTGCAGAGGAGTTAACATCATAACCTTCTGCTTGCAAAAGACCATTATTTGCAGCAGATAAGACAACTTCATATGAATTCATATTATCTTGTAAAGCATCATTTTTAAGTTTGAATGAAACTCCAGCACCAGTTGAGCCACTATCAACAAAGGTTCCAGAAGAATTTGAAAATAATTCTCTGTATGTGAAATTGATAGATGAAGCCACGTATCTTTCTAAGTAATCCCTAACAAAGAACGTATTAGCCGCTGCGTCAAAATACGCATTACTCACACTACCCAAACTATTATTTCCTACCGAAACTTTCATTTCATTTTGTTCTATTTGTAGTGCTAGAACAGCTGTATTAGAAGATGTGTTTGCTGAAATGATTCCAGAAATGGTATTTGATGTGAATATATCTTTCCTCAGAGGAGACAAATCAGAGATTATATTATATGATATTTGATCACTTTCATTGAAATTGATGGCACTCAAAGTTTGAGTTACATTCGAGCTATTGCTGATTTGATCAAATGATAACATATTCAAAGTAGGATTTGTTATGTTTGTTATATTGATAGAAACATTTGCTTCATTCTGTGCATTGTCAAATCCTTTGATGAAAAATTTAACTTGATTGTTTCCAGATTGACTTCTAACATCGTCGAATAAATCGAATGTTAAAGAAGAAGATCCGTTTGCAATCACAAAACTATTATTTCCAGTTGATGTTGACATCGCAGAATTAGAGACTGTACCATTAGCAACAGAAAATCCTTCAGCCCCTAATCTGTATGATGACCCTTCCGGAACATTTTCTGTAGTTAGGTTAAACACTAATTGACTATTACCGGATACAGCGATTGAAGTATTTGGTGATACAGACAAGAAGAACTTTCTATCGAAGGAAGTGTCAGTAATTGTGATGGTAACATTTGCTTGACCATTATCTAAAGCAATATTCATATATTCTGTAGATTCAGTTAAGAAATCTTTTCTTACAGGTATTGTGATTTTTCCTTCTTGATCAAGAACAGTAAAGTATCCAGTGAGATTCTTTGTTATATCTGCACTAGAAATACCTGTTATTGTCCATGGCACTCGAGTCCTATCTGGAACACCCAGAGCTTGCAGAGTAACGATAACGTTGTCAGGTGCGGTATTTGCTACGTTTTCTCCTTCTTGAGCAATTAAAGGTGATGCGCTCAAAGCAAAGAAAGGAGTGATACCTTCAAATTGAGCAGCCTCTTCATCTGCAGGAGTAACTCCGATGTCTACTTTTCTGTTTATAATATCGAAATAATCTTCTTTGTCAAAGGCAAATCCATAATTTGAGTTAGCATCTATTTGAGAAATCGGAACACTTGCAGTTGATGAATCTGTTGCACTTCCATTAGCCAACAATCCAGGAGTTGTTGTAATCTTAGAGAAAGAATCTCTGTATCTATTTGTATCTAAACTTGTTGCTGTAACTTTTGTTCTTTTGATGACCCCCTTATTTCTGACTGGTCCAAACATATATCCTTTGATTGTAAAATTAAATGTATATATTATTGCTCTTCGAGTCTGAAAGTCTGCCT